ACGGTCAAATAATAATTATTCGTGCCGCCCATGCTGCGGCTGTCCTCTGCGCTGTATACCCTGCTGCCTTGCGGCAGGGATACCAGTTCCGGCCCGCGTTCGCCGACCCACGTCAACCCGCCGGGCCAGTAGTCCGTGCCGTCCGCGTTGCGGCCTATATTTTTGCCAAAGCCGCTGCTCCACGCGCGGGCGCTTGCTCCCTCGTCGCTAAAAACCTTGGCTATGTTTTCGCCGTAGCGCGTAAGGTTGCTGTCGTCAAAGCCCTTGCCGCTGATAAGGTTAAATAGCTGCTTAAACAGCTCTATGACTATGGCGATGGTGTTAGCTACTATGGTCAGCGCGTCGGCCAGCACGCCCAGCGCAAGCGCAAGGGTTTGCAGCACAGGCACGCCATCCTCCGCCGTGCCGAAAAGAACATCAAAAAGCGGCTCGAGCGCGGATACCACGTCAAGCAGCGCGCCGAAAACCTCCAAAATGCCTGAGCCCTCGGCGGCTTCTTGCAGCCGCACGAATAGGTCGGTTCCTTTTTTCATTAGGTTTTCGACTGCCGGAGCCATGCCGACGGCAATCTGATTCTTGAGGGCTTCACCTGAGCGGTTCATTCGCTGTAGCTGGTCGTCAACCGCGCCCAAAGCATCTAATGCCTCTTCGCCCATTACATAGCCTACATTGTGCGCCTCTTGGGTAAGCTCGCGCAAGCCGTCGCTACCGGCTTTTATCAATGGATTCAGGTCGCGCGCGGAACGCCCGAAGATGGTCATTGCTATCGCGTCGCGCTCAGTTTCGTTGCTTATAGCCCCAAGCGCGTCTATTGCATCGCCAAAGACATCTTGTGCATCGCGCAGCGTGCCGTCCGCATTTTGCACGCTAATGCCCAGCTTGTCAAAGGCTTCCGCTTGCTCTTTGCTGCCGCGCCGTGCCGCATCCATGCTCCTTATCATTTTTGATTGGCTTGAAGTCAGCGTATCCAGCGATACGTCCACAAGCTCGGCGGCATACTGATATTCTTGTAGCGCTTCGGTCGATAGCCCCGTCACCACGGATTGCGTAAGTATTTCGTCCGCGTATGCTGCTGATTCTATAGTCAGGCTTATAAGCGCTTTTTCGGCTTCTACAACCGCCGCGGCCACTGCGGCAAAGCTCCCCGCAAGCACAAGTGTCTGCGCATCAAGGTTAAGCATCCCGTTAAGGGTGTTGGTCATTTCGCTTGGCAAGCTTATCCCAAATTTCTCGCCGATATCGTTAAGCGCGTCGCCAAGTCCCTGCGCTTTGTCTGCCGCGTCGTCCTCGCCCTCGCCAAAGTCGTCCAATGCCTTCGTATTTTCGTCAAGCGCGTGCTGTTGCTTTAGCAACGCAGTCTCTGTTTCTACTACGGCCTTGCGCATACGCTGCGTGCGGTCGTCGCTTTCGCCGTAAGCTTGTGACAGCTCTGCCAACCGCTTTTTTTGCAAGTCCAGTTTGTCGCTAAGAGATAAGACTATCTGGTCAAGATTTTCATTGGTCGCGGTCAGGGCTTCAAGGCTTTTTTCGTTGCCCTTGTATTGCTCTTGCAGCTTCTTGCTCTCTGCGCTCAGCACGCTAAGTCCGCTGTTTATTTCCTTAAGTGCTTGCCTGTACTCTTTTTCGCCTTCCGCGACAAATCGTGTCCTAATATTCGGCATCGCTTATACTCCTAAGTATTCTGCAAGGCTTACGGGCTTTTCAGCCTCTTTTGCCTTGCCTATCTCTTTATATGCTGTCAAAATCCTCGCCACGCGGTATGGCGTTGCGGTTGCCCAGAAATCGCGTTCGGGCAGCCGTAACGCCATCACCCACACAGCAAGATACCACGCAAAATTCAGCGGTTTGCCGCTGTCTCCGTTTTTTTTTCTGTGTCCTCGCCGCCCGCGCTTTTCAACGCTTCGGTCACAAGGGGCAGTACAACGCCGCTTATATAGCCCAGTTCGCTCATGGGGATTTCGCGGCCTACCTCACGTACGGTCAGGTCGCCGTCCGTAGCGTCATTTATCATCGCCGTCAAAAATGTCAGCGTTGCCCGTATGGTGCGGCCCCTAAAAGCGCGGGATATGTCGCCGCCGTAGGCTTCTTGCACGTCTGCCAAAACGTTCATATTGCAGCACAGCTTTATTTTTTCTCCGCGCCACTCAAACGGTGCGGTTTTAAGCCTAATGTCGTCCATGCGGCCTCCTTACGCGCTCGCGCCAAAGCAAGCGTTTATCCACGCTATAGCCCCAGCAGCATCGTCAAGCACGGCCACCTCCATTATGTCTTGTGTGTCCGCGTCGCTCGGCAGAAATTGCCCCGTTGTCGTCGGGGTCTGAAATTGTATGTTTTCGCCTTTGGTCTGCAAATTCATTGCGGGCTGGCCGAAAAGCACTTTATGCACAAAGCAAGCCGTTACCTTGTTCGAGCCGTCCCGCATATCGGGCGCATAAAAGCCAAGGCCGACATACTTGGGCGTATCCTTCGCCGTGGTCAAAAGGCTTTTGGTTGCCGTGGTGGATATGGTGCGGGATTTTTCGGTTACGCCAAACATCAGCTTCTGGGCATCGTCGGGTATGTACTTCACGCCCGCGGATATCGTGCCGCCCGTTACCTGTTTCATATATTCAGCAAGTTTGCCTTCTGCATATAGTCTGCCCTCGGCGGACGTAAGATTAAGCTGCACAGTCATAGCGTCGCCCATGCTTGTGGGGGTGTCATATGTCACCGTGCCGCTTGCGTTTTTGTACTCGGCCACTTTCAGGCCGCGCAAGTCAAAAGTAGGCATTTAATTTAGTCCTTTCTCCTTCAAAAAAAGGTTGGTTTTTTGATTCACAAGTTCTTCATATTCTTTTCGGGCTTGTTCTTCCGCTTCTGTCCAAAAGTGTGTGCCGGTGTAGTGTGATCGGCCATAATTCAGGACAAAGGCAATCTGGGCATTGGTAGTGCCCGTCTCCCGTTTCCCCGCCGCTACCACATCTACATACTTTCGCCCCTCTTTGTCTTTGGCTTTTTGGATTTTTATCGACCGCAGTAAGATGCCCGACCCTGGGCGGATGTGCCCATGGCGCAGTATACTTTGTTCTACTTTTTCTTTTGCAATTTCCCCGCCGGCCGCGAGTAAATCGTCCACAAAGTCCGCTATGCCGTCCTCGGTCGCATGCAAGGCGTTTTGTATGGCGTCTATGCCGTCCACATACATCTTAGCCATATATACCGCCTATATGTGTCGCCGTCATGGGGATATGATATAGCCCCGTATCCGGCTCGTAGTCCTCGGCGTTCACGGTGCAAGTCCATCCCGCCGCCTGCAAAAGTCGCTTGATTTCAAGCAGTTTCTCTGCATACGGCACGGTCTTAGTGTAGTAGTCTACCGCGTACAGCACAGACGTTTCAGCCTCGGTTCCTTCGGCGTACAGTGTTGTCGATTGGGTTATAAGCTGATAGGTCACGTACTCGGTCGCGTCGCCCATGTAGGGCGGGTGGCATACGGTGTATTTGTCTTGCAGTATTTCCGCAATCGTCATGCCGTCACCACCCTTTGTACCTTGATTTCCAAGAATTCGCAGCGGTCGTTGACGTTGTTGATGCTTATCACCTCATATGGTTCCGTGTCTCTCTCCCGCCATATGCGGCTTTTGACCGTCACCAACGGCGAATAGCGCATGATTATCGTTGCGGGTTCGCGTAAATGCAGTTCAGCGGCCTGGTATATCTCCGCGCCGTGCGCGTTAACCCACTTGCACCACACAGGCCGCGTAAATGCGTTCACAAATTCCTCGCGGCTAAAGCCGTCCCTTATGGTATATACGGGGTTTTTTATGGTGATTTTTGTTCGCATCTCGCCCGCGTTTGCGCGTGCCGCCATCAAAACCACCAGCCTTTGTATTGCCGCAGCATGGCCTGCGCCGCCGTGTCAACTTCGCTTGTATTTGCGGTTGTTACGGCCTCGCGGTTGGCGTACCAATGCCCAATCAGCAGCAGCATTGCCTGCCGCACCATAAACGGCACATGCCCGCCCGCCGTGTATGTGATAGTAGCATTGGGTTCGTTGACCGTCACCGTTCCGCGCCGCATGTCCGCCGTATACTCCACGGCCTTGCCGTCTACCGTCACGCTGTCAATACTTTTTACCGGGCAACGCGGCAGTTCAGTTGTTCCTGCTGCGTCCGTCAATGCGGTTATTTTCTGCGGTGCAAACGCGCGGCCCGTATAGTTTTCGCAGTATTCCCGCGCCGCAGCGATAAGCGGCAAAATTATCAGCATATCCTCGCTGTTATCGTCGGGGTTAATGCGTAGATGCATCTTTGCCGCGTCGAGCGTTACAGCCTCGTTTATTATTGTTTGCGTCAAAATTTGTGCCGCCATATCTAACCTCCGTTCTTGCGCGGGGCAAAACGCCCCGCGTGTTCATCTTATGAGCCCTTAATTTTAAGGCGGGCAAACGCTTCGCCTACCACGGGCGCGCCGTCGCCAAAGTACTCGACCAGATAGCCGATTGAGTTATTAGGCGCATACAGCTCGTTGAGTACCTGTATGTACAGGCCGTCGCCGTCGCAAATCATATAGCCCGTCCTAAAGTCACCGTATACCGCGGCGTACTTGCCCGCCGTGTAGGTATTAGGCGCGTATTCGCTCATGTACACCGGCGCTCCGAGCAGCCTGTCGGGCTGTCCCATCTGTACGGACGGCTGCCATATATACTGGCCGTCGCTGCCCTTGAGTTTGGCCAGCGTCTTGCACAGGTCGCGGTGCATCACCCAGGACGCATTGCGCGTATACTGCCCCTTAACCGCGTACTTGGTTTCGATCATATCGTCTGCGGTTATTGCAGCCGCGGCGCTTGTAATGTCGCGGGCTTCGGGCACTCCGTTCGCGCTTGCGACAAAAACGCCGAGCGGGCCGTTAGTACCCGCGCCGTTCATATAGGCGTTCTCCTGCGCGGCTTCAACCTTGTAGAGTATCCTGTCAAGCACCGTCTGGTCGGGCGAGGGCGCATGCCGCATAAGGGTTCGGGATATCTTTATCAGCTTCGCAAGGCGCTGGGGTTTGAACTCCCTGCGACCAAACGCAATAGTTGCTTCTTCGGGCGCCGCCGCAATTTCGGTCGTCCATTCGATGTCGGACGCATCGGCGGTGAGCGTCGGGTAACCAAGGCTCTGCGCATTGCCGATGGGGCCGACAACATCACAGATCTGGCGCATGAACATGTCGTTTTTAAGTCCGGCTATCAACCTGTTCACAAATTCAACGGGGGCGGTCAGATAGCCCGCGTTGGCATTCGTGCCGAGGGTCTGCGTGGTGTTGCGATACGCGGCTATGTCGCCCTGATCGCCCCTCAAGGCGCGGCCAAACATTTCGCCCACTTTGTTCTTTGCATTATCCTGCGGCTTTTCGATGATTTCTCCGGCAGCCCGCTCGCGCTCAAGCTGCTTCTGTTCGCGGGTTATGCTCGCATTAAGCTTGTCAAATTCTTTTTCAAGCCTGTCATACGTCGCCTTATCGTCCGCGTTCATTTCCTCCGCATCATTGCGGTTCATCACCTCGCGCAGCTGGGCAGTTATCTTAGCCCTTTCCTGCATCATCTCATAAATTTCTTTTGCCATTTCATACCTCCAAAATTTTTAATCTCATGGCCTTAAACC